ATAACAATCAATGACACCACCATTCAATTTCAATAGTGTATTACCATTATTATCATATACTATCATATGTTCATCATATACACCATGTAAATCAGAACATTCACCACAACCCCATGAAATAGTGGCATTATACTTTGCAAGTAGTGCCTTTAATTCAGTTTGAAATTCAGTCATTATTCATCTCCATAAAATATATCATCATGATACTCAATTTGTTCGTCTTTCTTTTCTTTCCAATCAAGATACGATTCTTGTAAATATAACCATTGTTCAGAATCCAATTGAATACCGGCATCTTCAATAATATGGACCAATTCATTCCATTTCATTATTAAATCTCTTTTAGTCCATCAACTACTCTGCCCATAAGGCACAAATCACTATCACCACCATTATCGTTAATATAAGATTCTGCCATATTATAACTGAATGGTCCTGCGTGATACTCATAATTATCTTTTGTGATATACTTAACAATATAATACATTATTATTTTCATTATTCATCTCCAATATCAAATTGACACCATCATTATAACCATTATTATAACCTTCATCATAACCTTCTGAATAAGATTCTGATTCACGATCATCGATCCAATTATAGAATTCCTCATAGGATACATTACCCTTAATCAATTCAGAATAGAATTCAAATTTCATTATACCATACTCCCATCAACCATTACTAACTTTTCGGAGACATGAACTAATTGTTTCGCCAATTTAACCGCATCTTCAAAAGTATCAGCAACAATAGGTTTGGTATATACATTCCCATTAACCATATTCTCAATAGTGCAATAATAAGTCATTATTTACTATCTCCATTCATATAACGGGTATTCCAGTCAATATCGATACGGCGAAGAGAGGTATTATACCGAAAGAAATTGATTTCAGCATCTCCATCACGGTCGCTTTCAATACTCATTTCCACATTATACTTGCGGAGAAGTTCCTTTAATTCATTCTTAAATTCTGCTTCGGTATTCATTATATTATCCTATTCAAATGTATGGGTTCTTTCAAGAGATAATAGATTATCCAAATCATCCAGTCCAAAGGTATCTGCAAACATCCAGAATGCGTCAGATAATCCCTGTCCAAAACAAGTTTCGGTGCTACCATCTTCAAATGATAATCTAAACAAACCTAATGTATTCATTATACACCACTCCAATAATTCTACTGATATAACCATTCTTCTACTGATATAACATCATAAGGTTCGCCATCCATATATTCATGGAATAAACCCATTTCACCCCTTTCAAAATCACATTCAATAATGGTCTGCTCTACAGGAGCACAGATATCAGAATAATGGTCAATCACTTTAAACCTAATCAGATATTTCATTATACAATCCACAAAAGTAAAAACTTTTCTGTATAAGCTGGACTCCTTCGGAAGAATTGAACTTCGTGTCATCCATCCTGCTATTTAAAGACGCTGGTTTAGAAGACCAGTGCAGGGACGAAGGAGTGTAATCTTTAATTTCAAATATTATATACTAATTCAGTTTCTATGTCAAATCTTTTCTTCTAACTTATTGAGAAAAGAATTAAATTTCAATAGAAATTGCTCAACGGACAATTCTCCAAAAATCAATACTAAAAAAGAACTGACAAACAGAACGATAAAAGCAAGAATTCGTTTCAAAATTGCAAGCATAAAATTATACATATTTACCTCTTTACCATAGGATCAAGTAGATCGAACGTATCTAGCAGTTTACTATCAACAAGAATTTCTTCAATCTTATAACGCCAAACATCAAAACCACAATTCTGTAATTCTTTAATTAACAGAATCATCTTATTCTTCAGATCATTATAACTTCTATCATGTCCTGTCATGAAAGTATCGTTCTTTGAACGTTCTGGAGTATCTTCCTTACGTCTTTGCATCAAAAGATTAGCGACCTTGAAATTATGCTTCTTAGCTATTTCTTCAACCAACACAAGATCATCATCAAATACAGGACTGATTGTTACATGACATTCAAACATTATCAGGAATCCAAGTAATTGTCACTCGAAAAGTTCCTTCTCTAAGTCCATTTTTATCTCGTGGAATGTGTTCATCGTCCATACCAAATGATACATCATCCAGTAGATCATAAAGGGATTCATCAGAATAATCTTTTTCAAATACAGTTTTTTCTTTCATTTCAATTTCTCGATAATGTCCTGACCAAGTTCTCCCTTCTTGAAACAATAAATGCCATCAGAAGTCTTTTTACCATCAATGAAACCCTTTTGCAAGCATTTTGATTGGATTTCATGTGGAGATTCAAAAAGAGTACCAATAAAAGCACCTAAACAAAAAAGTAAAGTAAAAAATAAAACCACAAAGAATTTATCACTTTTACACATCGATCATTTCCACAGATTTCAGTTTTGTAGTTTCACCATCAAAAATCAATCGAACATTACGTTCACGAAACGGGCTTACAGTTAAACCGTCAAGAACATCTAAAAACAGATGATATTCCTTTACAATATCAGGCTTAGGTTCTGGTTTAATTCGATATTGATTATCATTTATGAAAGTTGGTTGATCACCGATGTCTAACCACCCATATTGCTTTGAATATACTTGAATCGTAGTGCCTTCAGCCCAAGCATGGATGATATCTGCATGTTTATGTCTATTATTACTCATTTCTTTTTATCCGGGTATTTTGAATCGAGAACTTCAATCGCAGATGCGGGAGAAGTACCAGCAGGAAGAAGTTGGATATTAGTGAATCCATTCTCCTCTGAAATCATCGAGTCTTCCATATCGATTGAACCACGATATTTGTCATGTCCCTTTTTATTCACTAATTTCTTAGTAACTGGATCGATACTTCCCCACTGGACATAAGGCGACCCAATCGGCTCAACATAATAAGTTTTACCAGTACGAATAGACTTAACAATATACCGACCAGTTTCATCGGTATTTGTTAGAAACTTTTTTCGAAATTCAAGATTTTCACTCATAATTTACTCAGGCAATTCAAGGTAACACCAATGCGTTACTTCATTTCCACCAAACCAGCCAGCATTACTAACAAACTCATTATCATCTTCGTTGTATTTTCCAATCCATGTTTGAGGACCAGTAGGGAAAATTCCTGGAGCATGATATAACACCCACTTGTCGGATTCTGGTTTCTTATCTTGTGTTGACACCCAATTCATAATAATCTCCTACATTAAATTCAGATATCTGCCCCAGAAAGGATTGATGTAATCCCTTCCATGCATTCCTCTTCTAGCACAGCTACGAAGATCACCAATATCTTCAATAAGATACTTTTCATCATAACGCATATGGGCATACCATTTGTCATCTTCTTTGGTAACATAAAGATGACTTTTTGCCTCAAGATGAAGATCAAAAATAATTCTATCATAACTATCTTTAACTATAGTTATGGAAATATTAGCATCAAGAATTTCTTCAAGGAAATCTGGAATTTCAATCATATTATTTCTTACCAAATGGAAATTGAATCACATTATCAGATGGAATAATTTCTTCTTGAACTTCTTCCATTTCTATAATCACTTCAGTCGATTCTTCATCCTTTGTCAATGGTTTTGACAATCTATTGTAAATTTCATTGTAGAACTTTACATTCATCTGAACAATTTCAGTCAACACTTTATCATCAAAAGGATGATCCTGAAGAACAGATAACATATATCCAGAAAGACCGAAGTATTCTTGGAGAAGAGTCAATGTCTCTACTGGTATAGAGACAAATGACCCCTTATCGGTTGTTAAGGTAAACTTCATTACCAAGAAGGCTGACTATTTGGTTCAGCTACTGGATCTTGTGCTTCATTAGGATCAATACCCGCCGATAGCTTATTATAAAGATCCAAGAAAGCATCACGAACTTCACGATCAAATCGATTCAGACACAATTCGATGGCAGTAAGTTCATTTCCAAAGATTTGATATGCCTTTACGATATGAAGAAGTCTACGAATACTAATCATTTCATCGACCGCATCATTACTAAAAGTCTTTGAAATGGATCGACGCCACTTGACAAGACGCTCAACCAATTCAGCATCATCGATATGATTTGTTAGAATCTTTACTTCAGTACGTTCAGTAGGTTCTTCTTGAACTACGGTGATAGGAAAACGTTCAAGGAACGCAGAATCAAGAATTTGCTCAAGATAACGACCTGAGTCACAACCCTTACCAAGACTATTAGCAGTAGCAATGATATTGAATCCTTCCTTTGGAACTACAACTTCTGAAGTGTGGGGATTGTACCATTCCTTCCCTTCAAGAATACCCATGAGACAAAGGATTGAATTAGGATTTACCTTGGAAATTTCATCCAAAAGCAAAACTGCACCTTCCTTCATTGCAGTAACAACAGGACCATCGTTATATACAACATTACCATTGACTAGAGTTGGACCACCAAGAAGAGATACGGCATCAGTTTCTACTGAACAATTGTATCGAATCATATCACGACCAAGAATTCCACAGACATTCTCAACCATGGCGTTTTTACCAAGACCAGATTCGCCGGAAATGAATACGGGATAAAAGATCTTAGACTTAATGATATTCTTTAGCTGGGAATGAAAGCCATGTGGTACATAATTAGGATCAATGGCTGGAACAAGATTTTTACTCATTATATTTAACTCACAAATTAGGTTAGAGACTACATTTTAAACTATTTAAATCTTAATGTCAACAAAAATTTACATCGATTGACTCAACTTCTCTTATGATGGTATATCTTGATTGGAAATTATAATATTCATCCCATCCATTTAATCCATCAGATCCCATGTAAATCACTCTGTCAAGTTCATGCATTCCAACGCGAAATACCAATCTTTCAGTTTCATCACGTTTATCTTTACAGAGATACCAAATTCCTTTATCCATGTTGAAAAATGCATCAGTTTTATTATTCCAATTAATCTTCATTTTTCAGATCCTCAAACAGTTCAGAAATATTATACTCAAATCTTTGTTCCATTTTACGCATGATATCTTCAGGAACACCATGAACACTTTCAAATTGATTCTGGATTAGAATAACAGTAGGAACAATATCATACTTCTTTGCAATATTAAAATAGGGTTTAAGTTCCCACTTAGTAGTAAAAGTATTTGAAACAATTACAGAATGTCCATTAGAAATCGATTCTTCTGTTTCTCTCTGACACCAAGCATGGGCTTCCTTGATCTTACTACCATCGAAGTTGTATTTTCCCTCATAATCAAGGAAAAACATGTCAGCTTCAAAATGATTACATTGAGGAAATAATCCAGCCAATGTACTTTTTCCAGATCCTGGAGTGCCTCTGATTAAAATAAGACTTGGTTTCACTTTTTCTTCTTCCGAATGCTTAGATTCGCATTAAATAGAATTGCAATAAAGTAAAATAGAAATACTACAACAAATGTGCCCCAAATAGGACTCAGAACTAGAATCCAACTCCAATCGATTTGATTGGTCAGCTTCAATCCAATAAACAAAATAGTCAACATACTAAGAAATGGCATTAGATTAGCTCCACACTAATTAGCTTTTTCGTATCAGCATCAAATGTATACTTTACATTATTATCATGAATATCGTCTGTTCCTACATGATAATCATTCTTAAACTTAAATAGTTTAACGTAATCATAGATAGTTATTGTATTTTTTAGTTCATCAAAAGATGAATCACAAATTTCACAACTCCAATCCCAACTGAACTTCAGAGTTTCAGGAACGAATTCATTATACGCTGCATTGTATTGCTTGTCAAATTTAGCAGCTTCAATCTTGTATTCTGGCTTTTCCCACTTGATTCTGTACTGTGCATCAGGACTAAAGTGAGGATTCCTATCTTCTACCCAGATACCAAGAGAAGTAATATAGGTTTCAACCTTATGTCCTTCTTTCCATGCCTTGATGATTTCAAAGTGCTTATGATTAGCCATTTAGAACCTCTGCTGACTTTAGTAATCCTGTATCACCATCAAAGGTTAAAGTAAGATTAGGATATGTTGTTACACTATCAGCATACAGACTACCATAACTCATATAAACCTTATAAGACCTAACAACATCAGGAGTCTTTTCTGGTTTAATTCGATATTCTGAATGAATACGGAATGTAGGATGTGGAATATCTACCCAATTCCCTTCCCAATCTTTTTCTTGGATTTGGCTTCCGCTTGCCCAGGCTACGATCTCATTGTAATGCTTATGTTTTTCAGTCATAATTTTTTTCCTTTAGGTAATTTTTCTGTTGTGATGACAGGTTTTAGGTTCTTCGATCAATCTGTCATCAATAATGTTAATTAGGTCATTAATTAAATAAGGTGCAAAATCTGGAGAACCATCGATACCCACATCAAACCTTCTTACTTCCAACTGTTCTGGGTTTTTACTGTGCAAATGACCATGAAAGTTGTAGCTACCATGATGCTGTCTATCCCATGTTAAAAATGGAAAATGACACATAATAATATGCTTGTTATTATACTTCAATGTATACATATCTTTGATCCAAGCAAATTTCTGCTTGATATCAGCTGATTTAATCAGCTTCCTACAGTGATTTCCGGCTACTAGAAACTTTTGTCCCTGTAATCTATCGAGCATCCTACAAGTATCATAAGCACTCCCAAATGAAATATCTCCCAAAATATACGTGGAATCTTGAGCAGATATTTTAGTGTTCCAGTTCTGTACGATATTATAGTGCATCTCATCCAAATCCTTGAATGGTCTTGACTCAGGACAAAACTCAAGAATTCGTCGGTGAAAAAAGTGTAGATCGCTGGTAACAAAGATTCTGGGTTCCATATTAATCTTGATTATTAACTACTTCATAAATTGTTGCAGTGATTTGCCTTGGAACTACTTCACAGAACTCAGGTTCACTATAATCATAATCTGTATAATAACTTCCTGATCTATTCATGGTCATCTTATAGAACTTACCTTCATATTTAAAGATCGTTTCTTGAATAGCAAAATCTTTATACTCAGTGACCCAATCACCCTCTTCAATGATTTCTGCACCATCGAGTTCTTCAATACCATAACTACACAAATCTTCAAACATTTTAATACTCATCATCGTACCCCACGATATCACAAATTTGTTCAATAAACTGACATGCATTCAGAATAACGTTATCATTCTGATATACTGCTTCTCCGCAATTAATGTTTTGATCTTCGATAAACTTTACACACACAGAATACAAAACTGCCATTTCCTTTACACTTGGTTCTCTGTCAATCACTTTCCACTTCCCTTTAGTGTTCCCTGTACACATTCAATAGACTTAACATCAGGATGCTTACCAATAACAGACACCGTTACACCCTTAGAGATTTCACATTCCTTTTGTGTCTTGAATACAGCAACCTTTGCGTCATCGGTTGTCGTAAATAATACAATCAATAGCCACCCAGTCATATTAACATCCCTCTAAAACTTCTGGAATGTAATCCAGATAATAATTACCATTCACTTTACGAAATGCAGCCGATTCATCATTAATAATCATATCTACGTCATGATGAGTGATTTCATAATCAATGAATCCGTACTCTTCATCATAAACCCTAAAGACATATCTAACGGGATCTGTTCCTAAACGAATAAGACAACCTTTTACACCATTAGCAGGAGCACAAGTATTCTCTTCAATGGGTCTTTCAGGATCACCCGGATCATCAAATTCCTGATTCTCATCAATGATCGTCAATTCACCATCAATGATTCGCATTACTACCCTAGAACCATTGGGGGACGAAGATCTGGTATATGATCTTCCACCATCAATCATGACTCCATCTTTAACTCTGTAGTCATAGTGAAATCTGCTGTAGATTACAATTCCATCTTCAGTAGATACTCCATCGATATCAACTTCAGTTACAGAAATCCCATCTGATACTACATACTGATCATTTTTGAAATCATAGGAAAAAGCCATGTAATTACTTCCTTGTGGATGCTTTTCCTTAGAGTAAAAGATCAAAGAAGGAGAATCTCTCCAACGATTATTTACTTTAATTGAAGATTCACAGACAAATTTACAATTATACTTTTCTTCAAGGGCTTTAATATTAACATGTTCCCAATAGGAACTAACACTTAAATCGATCTTCATAATTCACTTACCTTGTACCAATTAATACATTCTTTATTATGGAACTCGAAACATTCCCAAGGCCCGAATATCACTTTACCAAACATCATTATTATCGATGCTGTTAATATAATTCCTAAAAAGATCCCAAAAAGAATGTCTTGATTCATATTTTCTAAACTCTGCATTAAATATAACTAGTAAGCCACGATAAAGTTCAATATGATTTTCTAGTTTTGCAAACTCTATCTTGATAGTAAGAAAATCGAATCTTTCTTCATATTCTGAAGGAATATCATATTTGATCTTGTTGAATTGCTTTTTCATCCAGATAGTTTCCTAGATAATTTCTTATCCATTCTAACCTATCTTGTTCCTGAAGTAAAGTAAATTCTTCAACATTCATCTGAATATGATCAATTAATGGAAAATATTCTTCTGGATATGACTCTTTGATGTTCTTGTTTAGTAATTTATCTGTATTATTACACCGAGCAAAGAACTTTTGGATCAGATAATAAGGACTCTTGATTTTTGTTGCTCTGTGGTCATCTGTGTATAGTACGTACCCTTCATGCCTACAATCCTTTATACGATCCTTCAATTCACCGAATCGCATTTTTTCTGGCTTTCCTACAGAATTACCATAGATGAAATGATTGTATTCATGTACAGGAACTACATTAGTATTCCAGATATTTGCTCTAAAACCAAGAAAATAGGCTCCAACTTTTTCTGGAATAATGTGTGGATCACAAGGATGAACAATTTCATAGAGAAGAGTTGATCCACACTTTGCTAACATTTCTACCCTGGCTATCTGATCTTCAGTCAATGATTGATGAAGAATAACAGATCCCATTGAGACAAAATCCGAATCAATTGATCCTGTAGTAGAAAAGAGTAACTTACCTTCATAATAACTAACAGATAACATGAACCCATTAACTTTACGAATAGCAGTTACCATTTCATCCGCACCAATCCTAGGTGCTCTTGCTTCAATACCATAATTGTAGATTTTTCTGAAAGGATTAGCAATCAGATTATATTTTTCATCAATGACCGCTCCTCTTGTATTCTCAATTATATCATTCCAAATCGAATCGAAAAAACAGCGATTTTTATACTTTAGAACAAAAACACCAGGAATAGAAGTTTCTTTCTTTGAAACTAACTTAGGATTAGATTCAACAAATTGCTTAACAGTTTCAGCATTAACGATCATGGCATGTATTTCAGGCAAAGAACTGCAATAGAATAAAACATACAGATAAAAGAGGAAATCAAAAGGATTACTCCAATAATATCCGCTTTATTATGTTGATAAGAGCATGGACTTGATCCAAAAATATTAAGGATGAGAAATCCAATGACAAATAGACACAACCCAACAATGCTAATCATGATAATAAACTCCACTATAACATAATTCTAGTTTAGAGATTGTTTTTTCCCATGAAGAATGATGAATAGCAATCCCACCTTTTACTCCCCATTCCTGACAGTTCACCAACGTATCATCGATCAAAAGTCTTCCTGGTCCAGCATAACTCTTCTTGAGTTTCTTTCCGGCAACAAAAATAGATGGAAAATGAATATCGTGCTTACGCAACCAATACATTTTCTGCTCAACCATCGTTTCAAAACAATCAATATAACCAACAGATCCTAAGATACTAATCGGTAATGTATGATGGAAAGCTAGAATATGATAAAGAAACTCAATACCTTCATACATATCAGGCATTGGACTAAGGTTTCTAAACTCTTGTCTTTCAATGAAATCAGAAAAGTTACTTCTATTGTATTCCTTTTCTTTGTTCTTTGAGGGATGATCTAATTCACTATAGAGTTCGCGATATCGTTCGTAAAACGAGGCAAGAACCCCATCTACATCCACAAAAATCTCTTCAACTTTTAATCTCATTTTCAGAATCCAACATAGCTTTAGTAAAATCTTGAATCTTATTATACTCTGAAAGCTTTGCTGGGTCAATACTTTTATATGTTGTTACTGGAATGCATGGAACAAGATTCAGTCCATTATTATGAGCAGGATTTTCAATCTCACCATCAACAGTCCAACGATACATTGACTGGTGTCCATTAGGTAAGATTACATAACCGACAATTCGATACTTTTCTTCTCCAGTTAGGATAGTATATCCGAGTTTAAAGGTCCACCCACAAGCAGTTTTACAGGTTCCTCTTTGTTGCACATAATCAAAAATATTCATTTCAAATCCCCGGATTAACCAGAACATCAGGGTGTTCTTTTGGGTCTTTAACCGCGAACCCCCTGATATCTATTTGTTTCAAAATTCTTACTTGGTACTTTTTTCCTTGTTCAATCTGTTCCAACATAGAAAGATATTCCCATTGGTCTATATCTACCCAAGGAGTAAATCGAACACCATATTCATTTATCTCATCACTGAACCATCTTCCTTGGTAAACACATAATTCAACATCTGAAACGGATAGTCCCAATTCTTTTACCTAAATTATAGTATTTATTTTATAAAGCACTACTTAATTCTAGTAACTTCAGTTTTACCAAATGCACCGGCTCGTGAACAGTAAATACTTCCATCAAGATACCATTCATATTCTTTATATCCATTCTCATTACACAATTTGTTTGCTTCATATGATTTTGGTAGTGAACCTACTGCAAATAGGATCATTAAGATACCAATAAGACCAACTACAAACATCACAACATCAAAAAAATCAAACTTACTTTTAAGCATTGTTAAGAATCCTCAATATAATATTAATAACCTACTCTACTAATGTAAAGTGGGATAAATCCAAGTAGAAACCAACCAGTATAAATGTAAATTGTTAGTCCACCGTTACACTGTTTTTTCCATTGCTTTTTGTAAATCATAATTAGTATTCAATGACTTCTTTAATGAAATTAACTACCCACTGAATAAAAAGAATCCAAGTGAGTAGTTTAATCGACTCCCACACTGAAATGCCAGACCATGTTATTACCCAACAGATTACAACATAACCTAGCAAATCAGTTACTCTAGAACCCCAATTTTTCATGATCAAATATGACAATCAATAATAGAAATGCGAGTATCATCAGAAACTGAATCAATGATTGATTTCAATTCATCATCCCAAATGGATTGTTCTTTGTCTCCTGAAGACATTCCCCACCAACCCATAGATCCCTTTTCTCTCCACTCGCTATTAATAACAAATGCAAATGTACTAATTGCACTATTACGTGCCTTAGATACATATTCTTCTCGTGTCACAAGGAACTCATCAAACCCAACCCAACGATGCATCCCAGCTTCTGATAGCTCCTCTAGCGCACTTTGGTTATTGTAGAAATCCCTCGCTTCATCAATATTATCGATACGATCACGAACAGAGGCCCATGTCTCCCACGTAGCATTACCAACTACAGCATGGATTTCATCCCAACTAGTTCCTGCTTCAACTCCCGCATCATTACGCATACCTTCAAAATCAATATCACGCTTCAATGCTGAGTCACAGTAGTTAGATGCAATTTCTTCTCCAGCATTAGTCCAAGAACGCTCACCATGTTCACCAGTAGAGCCATCCTTCAACTTGAGAAATCCTGACCATCTGCCCCCAATTTGATACCAATCCCACTTAGAATCTCGATTAGTGCGATTTACAGCCTTAATCAATTTACCGTCCTTAACAATCGCATAACCATACTTGTGTTCATCTTCAATATCAACTTCAGATTCATCTTCTGCTTCAGAAAGTCCATGATATTCAAGTGCATACTCTAGGGCACTGACATCCTCATCTTCCTCAGGTTCAAAATTATTCATTGTGTCAATTACTTCATCAGTAATATCTTCATCAATGACATATTCATTATTGATTCCAGTACATTCGAATTCATGATAAGGAGCAAGTTGCTCCTCGACATTATCACCAAAAACCATTACTGCAAAGTGTGACATTATGCTACATCCTTTAAAAATTGTTCAAATTCTTGTTCAGTTGAATAGTGTTGAATCACTCGTTTTAGGGAATTTATTAATTCTGAGTCTTCATCAAGATCAGCCTCAAATTCATATTGAAAAATAAGATCATCTCTAATAATTTTTGTACGTTCATCAATATCCATTTCACTCCTCCATCTGACTTTGTAAAAATAAATCTGCGGCAACCCAAGTACATAATCCATGTGCATCTGATGATGCCAAAGGTTCACCTACACCAAAATAACCAACCTCACCGTCAGGATATCTCACCAAAACTAAAGCAGACATTTCATCAATGTATTGTTCATCTTGATAAATGTCTGCTATTTCCCTCAATCCTTTACAAAAAGGAGGTGGTTCTGGAAATTCCAATAATGTGAGATTTCCTTTAGACTTCACCTTACACCATGAACTTGTGTATACTGACGGCAAATGGTTTCAAGTCCATTTGAATCAGGGGAAGTACAAGCAAACCGCGAATCAATGGTTACAGTCTTTGTACTATACGTGCTATAGATTTGATAAGCTGCATTAACAATAATGACTAGAGTACAAGAAAGAATCAATGATCGCATTGCAACGCTTTCTTCAAACACAGAGAAAAACCCATTCCAAAAATGCTTACCCATGATAAACCTCAAATGTTAAAATAATTCACATCAACGAGAACACGATCTATTGTACTTGAATCACTAGGATAAGTCAAGATAATTTCAACAATAACCAGATCTTTTTTCTTTGCTTCTTGAAGCATATTAGACGAACCTTTGCTCTTTCCGTCCCAGATAAGAACAAGACCATCAGCATATTCTGCCATCTGTTTATTTCTCATGGGTCCGGCACAACGTCCATATTTTTCCCAATCTGCAGGAAAAAGTTTAACATCAATATCGTTATTAGAAGCAAACTCTTCACCAAGATTATCAACTCCCTTGGCTTTACCAGACACTATTTCTTTTATGTCATAAGGAAAGAGTTTAATCGCCTCAGAAACAACATTGTAATCTGTAATCGTTCTTGTTCCTGCGACAATGACCTTCATTGGCTCATCACTGAACTTCAGAAGACTCATCAATGACTCCAATCACCTTACAATGCTTATTTCTTGGAAGATCTTTTTCGCAATTCTCGATTGCCTTACGATAAAGGTTGGTTGGTGACGTTGAACTGGCTCCAATAACCAAAAGAATGACAACTACTCCTAACAGAATCCCTGTAAAAAATGCACCAGAATCATTATTATCCATTCACATATTCTCCGATTTAAATTTTTCAAGTTGACTTTCAACATTCTTAAGAACAGTCAGAATATTAGTATATCCTTCTGGTTGTTCCTTTTCCATTTGTTCATTGAAGTCTTTGACTCTTTTACTCAGGGTTTCAATATGCTCACTCATTTCTGGTGGTAGATTGTCGTTAATCGTGTTCAACTGATAACTCCTTCATTCTTGATAAAAGTTTATTTAAAGGTTCATGCATCATTACCCTACAACAACTAATGTATATTGGATTAAACATATTACCAGAATCAGATTCTTCTGTGTAATCAAGATATTTGGTAAAAAATTCATTAACCAATTTTTTTAATTCTTGTTCTTCAGTCATAACATATTCCTTATCATGCATCTGGATAAACTCCAATAACACATGTATTATCACTTATCACATAATACAACTGGATATTATCAAGTACCTGTCTAAATTCACCACTAAACTTGTCGAAGATCATGATTTCAGTATCTTCATCAAATTCAGATAAAATTTCTTTAAATTCTTTTATGTTCAAAGTTTTTTTCCTTTAGTCTTTCCAAAGCCATAAATGCTTTATCTTCCATTTCTTGATCGTACCAAGAAATCCCACATTTCATTGCTTCAATGAACCAATGTTCAATTTCTTCTACAATGTCAGATCTGTAATACTTTGTCTGTTGATGATAGAGTGGGATATATCCACAATGAAGTTTTCCTGAAGGTTCGACTTCAACGAAAACATTGACTGGTGCTTTGTTCATAATATTCTCCTAAATTTTGAGGCATTTTACATCAAAAAAGGATTTTAGTCAACCTTTAACACTTCTCTGGACTCTTCAATCACATTACGAACAGATCGACCATTGACTTTCAGATGATCTGTATATGCCTTATCGTATTGAACTCTTCCAGAACAACCATCATAAATTAAAAGATCACCAGATTTAACTTCTTCTTTATAATTTTTAAATGTTATCGTCTTCATCTTCAAATTCCTCAATATACTCGTATATGTAATCTGGAAAGTTGTAACCTTCTTCCTTTAACATATCTAGAGTATTTTTGATATCTTCCTTATTATTCAAGCAAAAAGATTGACCATCATATTTAAGACCAATGGGTTCATAGATTGCATGTTCTTTGATCCATTCATCTCTGGCATTTGACCAGTCTAACCATTCTTGTACATTACTCTCATTTAATTGCCAAAAAGGAAGAACTTTAGGGGCATTTTCTTCATTGACTATATGTCTTCCGGCCACATGGATAAAAAGATAATCTCCTTCGTAAACATACAAATTTGATGTTCTATTATTTGGACAGATAGTTCCCCACCTACACCAACTCATAATCAATCCTCATTTTCAATGTAATCGATTACGTTGATTCTGGCTAGTTTCTGTTCATCTGTCCAGTTCTTCAAATAATCATTTTCTTTATCAAACAACTTTAGATATTCTTCTTCAGTCACTTCAATGACATTAGCAATATCTTCACTAATATGATACTGACTACCTTCAATGAATTCTGAATCATGTATTCTACAAACTACTTCATCCATTGCATGACCAGATTCCTTGGCTTTTACATAGTATGTATGACGAAACAGTGAAATTGTTTCAACTACATAGATTTTCTCGTCCATCATTTACCTCTTAAAAATCTTTTCAATTCAGAAATCATATCATCGAGATTTTCATATACTGGAATAGCATACCTTTCACAGACAATATCAACATTGCCTTTACGATGAAATCCTTCTGGACAACAAACTAGAATATTCTTATGTTTATATAGTCCAAGTTCCAAAAGAGAAATAGGAGAAATGGTTCCAGGTTGCAAATACATTACAATAACATTTGCATGATCCAATGAATTCAATTCCCAATTTACTTGCTGGTAAAATTGAGGATTAGTAATCTTCTGTTCCCAACTTGAATCCCAATCTCTTCTTCGTGGGTTAAGAATATCAATATCAAATTCTTCAAGTTCTTGAGTAATTAGAGTTTGCCAATCGTCGGCTTTCCCCATTTCAATAGATCCAGCAAGAAATACACTAAGTCGATTAGTTAGTTCATATTTTTCTGGTGCTGTATATACTTTCATTTACCTGATCCCATGATGATTTTCTGCGGTAACAATACCAATATAAAAAGCCCGAAGAACTGATTCTCCAATATAAGATTTTTCAATCTCATATTGTCTTTGTCTCTCTTCTTCTGTCATCGGCTTCCTTAATTCCGCTTCGGTCGGTTTGGTTGGACGAAGGTAGAGTGGTTCAAACTTTTCGCTTGGATATTCTTCTGGGTGGCGGGTCACAAATCCAATTTCTCCTCTCTTGTTACGACAAACCCACGCCACAGGCTCTGATTCTGACTCATGAAACAGGTAATGTTCAGCCTCCCTCATAACATCGTTTAGGACTTTGACTTCTGGATCATTGTCATCCAAATTTATAGCTGTTACCCAGCAATAATGAATTTGCTTGAGCAGTTCTCGTTCTTTATTCATCATCCCCTCCTATCCCGTGGTATCGCTCTGCAAAAGTTTTAGCGGCTTCACCTGCTTTATCTTTTAAATCCCAAGCATCAAGCGCCCGTCTCAGCAGTTCGGTTGCGTTACTCATGTTCACCTCTGGATTTGACTAGGGCAGATTCGCATATATCAAAGTCCCACCCATAAGTTTGAATATGCTCTAGCGCCTTATAAAGATCAGGCGCGGCAGCGATTAGGTTGATATTTGCTACTTTTTCTTGGTCAAACACCAAACCAGATTGCGTTCTATCTTCTGAATAAATGCGCTTGTAGGGGAATACAGAAATTTGATCTTCGCCAATCTGAATATGAAAGTTTGGAATTATTCCTTCCTGTTCAGTTGTGACGATCTTCCAAGGCCCCGGCGTTGCTTTTAATTCACTCATTCCATCCCCCTACCAATCTCAGCGGTTGCGTTACTCATGTTCACCTCTGGATTTGGCCAAAATATCTAATATCACCTGATGCCATTCAATCAAAACTCCTTGTGCTTCAATGTCAGTCGCTACCTGATCCAAAATTGTATAAAGCTCAGGTGCTGTTGCAATTAAATAAGAATCAACTTCTGTATCTACTTTGCAAATCCCTTCGATCTCCCACCATTGCACGAAATAATCATCGAATGGTCCTACATCATTGTTATATACAGGTTTAGGCCAAGGTCCTGGAGTGAATTTTTCTTTACTCATTTTTGACACCACGTAATAGGAGGTTTGTTTGGACCATAATACATGAAAAAGTTACCAATATCAAGAGAACCAAGAATGGCCATTAATAGATATATTCCACCAATAACAGCTAATATGTTTTTCATTATATTTGAGTCCATATTCAAAACTTGATATCATTATATACTACCACAATGAAAAAGTAAAGGGGCCGAAGCCCCTTCTTTCAATCGCCTACGTTGATCAGTCCCCTGAAATCGTATGGCAGCAATACTGTCTTAACTTTTCCTTCCTTAACTCCATCTGCGATTTTGTCTAAAGCATTAACTTTGATGTAGTCAAGATTTGCCTTATTAGAAGAAAGCAATGTAAGTCTTTCATTTTCTTTTTTTGCCGTTTGTACTTCATATTCCTTAGTTTTTAGTACATTTTGACTAATAATTACAGCATTGGCAGAATCCATAATAGCCTGACTCAACTGAAGATTCTTGATAAACACTTGATGAATGTCTACTGATTCAGACAATCCATCTTCTTTAAACATTGCCTCTGCCTGTGCCTTAATTTCATCACGAATCTTTTCACGATTCTGATTAGCATCAAGAGCATCATATCGACTAAAAACATCAGTAGTAGCTGTCTTTACAACATTCTCAACATAAAATGCTAAAGGATAATAATCACCCGTTTCCTTATCGAGATAATCTCTGCCCTTATACTTAACAACAAGATCGCCAATACTAGAAGGATTGATACTATAATTGTATGAAATATCAAGATCATTTAAAGAAGACCTATCTTTGGTTTGAGGATGAAGATCATCTAGCTTCCAAGTGATTTCATTTGCGACATATGTTCGAACATCACCAATAATCGTTTGATGAAAACCAACACCCAATTCTTGGGGTTCGATTGTACCATTAAAGGTGGTACGGATACCAACGTGACCAGTTTCAATTTTCTGACAGGCTGTAAGTGCAAACATCATAAAAACAATAGACAAAAATTTCATAATAATATACCTCACTTTTTAAATTCTTCTACGGTTCCATTCTTGTAGAATACTCTACAATAAACATCACCTTCAGCATCACAGGACAGACCCCAACGTTCATTTTTTAATTCTTCTGGTGAATGACCATAAATCATTGGAGTTTTAGTACCATCACTGTCATCCCAAACATCGTTCCAACGATCACCACAACAAGAGCAATCATATCCAGAGTCACAACCATTAAAATAGATTCCAAGATCTTCCGCTAAGATATTAGCGAATCTGTAATCATCGGCTTCAATGATAACATAATGACAAACTTTATCATCAATATCAAATTTACCACCAGAATTATTCTGACTATATGTAAAAAACATAATTATTTTACCTTAATTCAAAAATACAACAATAAAAAACATCAACCCAAATGTCAATAGTCCTGATAGGAGACTAATACCAAGGACAGAAGCAATTCTCTTCCAATTATCCTTGTTAGACCAATCAGGAATATGCCAAAGAATAAGAAAGTTCGCAATAAAAACGAAAATTGGAAAAATAGCTAATCTCATATTATGCAATCGCAATAGGGTTGGGCCAGATCTCTTTAAATTTTTCAGTCAATACTTCAATAAGTTCTGGCTGACGACATTCATAGATATCAGGAACGCTAATAACATGAACAGGGACAGCATTCGCTTGTTCTGGAGAATCGTATGCTTTGAGTAACAAATCTCTAACAATCAATTCTTGTATACCATCCATTACAACAATCTCATCTGCCCAGAATACCAACGCCTCATCAATAGGAATCAAAGCGTATTCTGGCGTACATCCCACAGCCCTTGTGTTAAATCCCCAAGGTTCATTACTAAGAATCCATGCCGATGTAGGACTCCTAAGCAAACCAGCAGAACAACAACAAAGAACCCGTTTTCTTGGTCCCTGATACATGTTTCGGCTGTTTGCCATTCTATTTCTAAATGCACTCATTTTTCTTCCTCAATATTTACAATTTCAAAATGTTTAGCCAGAGGATGGTCTGATTCAATAATTTCATGCCAAGTAGCATCAACTGGAGGATTTTTATCGTATCTTACTCTTGATGAACTCATACTTAAGACGAGTCCAATCAAGTCCACTAATTCTTCATTTGATACATTTTCTGGTTTGAATCGTATGAACCATGTTGGTTCTTTATATGAAGAATCTCGATTAAAGTCATCATAAGCCATCTTAATCAGATAAACAATACATCCAACAAAAACTATTCCCGCAATAATCGGTCCCATAAATCACCTATTAGATTACTTTAATATATTATATTCTATTTGTAGACAAAAGTAAAGGGGCCGAAGCCCCTTTTTTAGAAAACACTTAAACTGGTTCCACACTCAGTACAGAATTTCGATGTTGCTTTATTCTTCCGTCCACAAGTTTGACACTCAGGTTTGAACTTTGTGTCAATTGCTTTTGTCACTGGTTTATTATCTTCAGTCTCACCAAGAAGTTTCAAAACGATTACATGAGTTTCCGATTCAAGAGGAAAACTAGAAACGGTTGAGAATTTCTGATTAGATTCAGAACCCGGAACAGTAATACCTGCATCATTTACAGACTTAACGTCAGAAGAATTACTGTCAGCAAAACAACAATCTTGAGTTGCTACTGAAATATTATTTAAAGATACGCCTCGTAACATTCCAGTTGATGCTGAACTAGCAGTGATTTGATATTGATCGTTGTCATATCCACTTGCTCCAGCACCATATGACCTTATTCCAGGACCATAAATCGGAGTATTGTTAGTGTATGAATTCCAATTAGTTAGAACATAAGGCTGATAAACCTTTTCAAATTGGTAACTAACTCTAATCAAACCATCATCGACTTTAGTTCCTCTATGATTCTCAATAGAATCAGTCATCTGAACAAATCTGAACTTATTTCCTTTTTCTAGATTATTGTTCTTAATACTACGTTCAAGATCAATTTGTTCATTCGGATAGATTACCAATCCACCCGGAACCATTTCTTCACCATCAATCGATACACGAACGATTGCTTTTACTGTATTAAGATTTTTGAGAACTATACTGTATTCTGAATTGAATGGAATCAGAACAGTATCTTTGAACTCACGCAGAATTTTACCATTGCATTTAATAGATGCAACTAATTTTTGGTTATACACCATGATTTACTCCTATTGTAACGGCACACTGACTAAATGCCCTTATTAAAGTCAGTTTAGTGATGGTTCAAAGTACCATCAAACTTATTTATCTGGCTTATTTACCTTTTGATCGATTTTATCAAGATACTTTTCAACAATACTAACAGACTTACTAGCAATTTCTTTTGCTGTATCGGTTTTAGCAATCTCAATCAAACCAGTTCCCGCAATAATAAACTTAACATCTTCTTTACTAGGAACAATAATAGTAAGAACACAAGCAAGTGCCACCCATCGACACTTCTTAATGATGATTAACCAATTTTTTTGGAGAATTTCATCATGATCTTGGCTGTCTTTATCGTATCGTGGATCTGGTGTGCAAGAGAAATATCCAATAAGCGAAACAACAAAAGTGATAGTTCCAAAAATACCAATCAAAGTAGAGAAAAACAAAACTTGATCAAGTCTAGTAATCAAATAAAGAATGAACATATTATCAAACATTGTTGTCTCCGTAGTAGTAGTTTTTAATTAAATTAAACTCATTCAAATCTAAATACATATCATAGCCGGAACCCTTGCTATAAGCCATATCAAGGAGTTTTCTCACTGTATCTTCATCTTTATCACTCATGTAACATTCACAATGATACAGCCAACCGAGATCTGCATCTTCAGAATACAATTCATGATCTAGAAAATGGATAGTCGATTGCCTATCTCTCTCCCAATTTTGCTTCCAAAAAGAATATCCAGTAGTATAAGTTGAAAACAATTTAATCCATTTTTCTTTGTTTTTATTTCTTATACTATCTTTATCCTTTATATACCGCTCACAGGCAATTGCGACTAAAGCACAAGGATATAATTTAGATGCCATAATTATTTTCCATATATTTTTCAAAATGTTTAGGACTACAAAATTTAGAAATAGTAGCCATCTTATTACTAATAAACTTGCCACAACATAGACAACGTTTATATTCTTTCTTTTGAATTAAAGGTAAATCTGGTGGATGTTCGCCATCCATTTTAGCTGCTTCAATAATCAACCAATTGATAAAAGTCTCAATTGGAATATTCAAGACCTCAGATTGTCTAACCCCAAATGTTCCAGTAAATCTAATAAACTGTTCTAAAAGGTCTGAAGCATTAAGGAATTTATTAAAATCTCTAATGGTATTGGCTTTATATACTACCTTAGCATTACTATCATCTACCTGAACATTACCCTTATCATCTAAGGATATAACAGTTCCATCTTTAGCGACAACTTTCCAACCTTCCTTCAGATTTAACTGATTCGTCTTAATGTCAACACCATATGTATCCATAATATCGTTGACAATATCTTTCCAATCTGTTACTCCATAGTAAGCCATCATTTCTTGCATGATAGCTTTAAATGAGTTTTCATCTAAACTTGGTTGTTGAATAGCAAAAGTAGATAATACGCTATTAACACTTTGTGTTATATTTCCTTGATACGTATAGTAATTTGCTGAAGTCGATGTTGAATAATAAGAACCAGTCCCATTTGGTACTATAGAAGGATAAGTTACGACAGTCGAAGTTCCATTAGTAGTAAGCCATGCAACACTCATAATCAGTTCCCAAAATTAAGCCAACGCTCCCTCAAAAATGCAGAGGTTGAAGCTGTTTGCATTTTTAGATTATTATCACTCCAAATACGTTCAGTTCTCGAAACCGTGTGATTATGGTTTCTTGTGTCCCAACGATCACTAGTTACAACACCTTTTTCAATGACTCTACAATGTTGATGACCACAGATTGGACAAATAATCTCATGATTTCCATCAATGTCATAATCAATGCTTGCGATAAAGTTCTTACCACAATCATGACAATACATGGAAGTCTTTACAATTCCTACATTAATTTCAGCACCAGATGCAATCTGTTTGTCTCTAGCCAATGACATTTTACTTCCTCAATTCATCAATAGCTGCCTGAAATGCATTCAAGATACGATTAGAAGTCTTACCTTTCTTAACAGTTTCAGTCAAATGATCATACTTGTCTGGATTAAATTCTTCCATCTTCAATCGAAGTGACTTAGCAACTTTACTTGCAGCACTCAACTGATCATCAGCAGAAGCATAATGGATTCCATCTCTTGCTCCTTTCTTAATAATACGATCCCAAGGGAATGCTGTTTTATCATGCCAAACCCACTTTACACTATCTTTCTTATCAGGATTCCAAGAGAATTGCTCCTTGAATCCCTTCTCAGGCATCGCATCACGATATTCTACAATAGGATCACTACTCAAGTCAAACATCATGTAAATGACACGACCACCTTCTGTAGACTGAACCAAAATCAATGAACCATCATCGTGTTCAGCCCAACAATTACTACACAATTCATCGTTGTTAATAGCCTTGTGTCCTGGAACATCATTCGTACTCATATCAACCTCTAATAATTCATAATATTTGTGAAACCAATCTATTGTATCTGAATAAATGTGTAACTCATCTAATGGAAGATCGGTGTTATATCTGTATTCTGCAATTTTATAATAAGCATAATACACTCTATCATTCTTTATGTAAAGAACTTTAATCCAAGTGTTAGGCTTATTTTTAACAAAATAAATTCCATTAATAATGATTTCTGGATCTTTTGATACAAATCCTTTCTCAACAGATTCAATGATTTTAATAACAATGAACCATAATATTGCACAGATCAGAAATGTAACTGGAACAATGTAAGATTCAATGTTTTCCATTATACTTGGTTCTCTTGTAACAAGTCAAGAACAAATCATAGTCGGAAGACATATCATGATTGATCTCCTGGCCATTGATAGAAAGCATTGTGTAATATACTTTTCCAAAATCTTTTCCAGTCACTTTTACTATAGAAGAGGTTTCTCTATAATCAAATCCGTAATAAGATCCAATCTTTGGCTGTTTCAAAATATAATAACGAACCCAGTTACCGAAAAGTAACCAAAACGTAGCCAAAGAAGAAACAACTATAATCAAAGTAAAAACAACATCAGCATTTTGACAATTCATTTTATCTCCCAAAAATCTGTATCAACCCAAGTCACCATAATCCTAAATCTCCCTCTTGCCATCCCATCATCTTCTGGAAGAGATGCAAACTTTTCATTTTTTACTGACAATCTCTCTTCAATCTCAGCAAAGACTTCCTTAGTGAAGTTATCATTCATTAAGTCTTCACCATGGAAAGATCTGTCATAGAAAAACTTATCTAGATGATAATACATCAAAGAGTTATGATCTTTTTCCATAATTTTATTTTATACCATTAAGTAAAATTTGTCAAATGAAAGTTGCTTTCCAGTCTTCATTGTCTGAGAAAAACCTCATTACTTTCAAAGGTTTATCTGAATCATACGAAAATGAGTGAATGACATTTGATTCGATTTCGATGTAAGTTCCTTTCTTACAGACAACATCTTCACCATAGATTGTAAAGACTGCTTCTCCTTCCAGAAACAACCGTGACTCAATTCCTGAATGATAATGACTCTTTAGATTAAAGGGCTTTGTGGCCTCAAAGATATCATGGTTATCGTAACTCTGGAACACTTCAAGAATGAAGTCTTCAATGTTCTCTGGTTCAATCTGTAGTAGTGTATATGCTTTCATATTTCTCTGTATATATTCTATAATACTCTATATATTCTTAAGTGTATCATCAAGGGGGTACATACTTAGTGTCTCAAAGAGTCAAGTGAAAGTCAAGAACTTTTTTTGAAAAAATAAATTGTTTGACTTTTTTGTTTTGATAGTGCATAATGAACAAAATCCAAACCAAAGAGGAATTTAAAATGGCATTAAGTGAGAGTAAAAAGATCCTTGCGGCTCTTATAAGCAAAGAACAGATCATTGTAGAAGAGAGAAAGACAGACAAAAATGAAGCGTTCTTTGATCTTAAGAATAGGCTTCTCGTGATTCCTAAGTTCAATGATGACGTATCCGAAGATGTTACCGATCTTATCATTGGTCATGAAGTGTCTCATTGTCTGTGCACTCCTCAGGATGAATGGGAAGATGCCATCATGGAAAAGAAGATCAATAAAACGATCCTCAATGTCATTGAAGATAAACGTGTAGATGATTACATTAAGAGGAAGTATCCAGGATTTAGATCGATTTTTAATCGTGGTTACAAAGAATTGATGAAGATGGATTTCTTTGGTCTATCTGACATTGATATCGATGAACTTAACTTGGCTGATAAGATCAACCTTTATACTAAGGTAGGTTATATTCCTGGAATTGAATTCGATGCAGAAGAGAAGAAGATTCTTGAAATGGTTGAAAATGTCAATAGTTTCGATGAAGTTATTAAGGCTTCGGAAGAACTTCAGAGTCATATGCGTAAGGTTTTCTCTCGAAAGTTCAAGACCAACAAGGATGACCTTCTTGAATACTATTATGAAGGACATGACGCAACTTATGGTAAATCTGGTGGTGTTTCTTCTGGATATGCTCCCATCATTAATAATCCTCTTCCTCTTCCGGGTGAACCACAACCAGAAGTAGAAGAAAATGATATTCTTCAAGATTACACTAAATCTGATGAATATAGTGAAGATGACATGGATCGGATTTATGATGATGCAGAACAAAATTATCTGAATTCAAAAACAGATATCAATATGAAGGAAAATCAATCTACTCTATATGACAATTACGCCATTACGAGTATGTACGTTGATATTCCTGATATTGATATGAATAGATTCATTGTTGATCATAAGGAAATCTATAATAAGATTAGTATGGATTGTCCAGAATTGATCGAGAACAATATTCATAATAATGAATTCGCTACCTTTAAGATCGATAATGATTCGGCCATTAATTATCTTCTGAAGGAATTTCGACTCAAGAAGAATGCTTCTCTTCGTAAGAAGGCTCAAGTAAGTAAGACTGGTGAGATTAGTCCTAATAAGTTGTATTCTTATAAGTTCAATGATGATATCTTCATGAAGAAGGTTAAGGTTCCTAATGAACAAAGTCATGCTATGCTTTTCTTTTTGGATTGGTCTAGTTCAATGCAAAAGTATATCAATGGGACTATTAAGCAATTGCTTGCTCTTGTGATGTTCTGTAAGAAACAAAACATTCCATTTGAAGTCTATGCTTTCTCTAGTAATGATTTTTATGTAGATGATGTTTATGGTGATTACTCTTATTTTAATCATCCTAAAAAGAAGGAATATAATACGAGAGAAATGATCCTAGATCCTTTTAATCTGTTTAATCTACTATCTTCGCGAATGACTAATAGTGAATTTAACAGAGCAGCAAATATTCTATTGAAGTACAGACATTATAGTTTTTATAATGGTGAATCTTATATTTGTAATGTACCAAGGTGGTTTAGACTAGGTTACACTCCTCTCAATCATTCTATCATTGCATCTAGACAATTGACGGAACAATTTAAGAGGAAAACGGGTGCAGATATCATTAATAACATTTTCTTGACTGATGGTGAATCACATTCTATTCAGTTTAGATATGATGATTTGCATTATGATAATCTAAATTCATTTGACTTCAATATTTACATCAGAGATAAAAAGCGTGGTTTCACTAAGAAGATCATTAAAGGAAATGGAATCAGTGAAACAAATGGATGCCTAGATTTGGCTAAAGAACAATCTGATGTTCGCATCATGGGCATTCGTATGATCGACAAAAAGGAACTTAAGTTTAAAGCATACGATCTTTTTGGTCATTATGATCATAATGATATCTGGAAGAAAATGACGCATGAGAATGCTGTAAAGATTGGTAATAATTCCTATGATGAGTTCTATATTATTCGACCAACAGATGATTCATCTTATAATGAAGAGTCTGATTATAAACTTCCTGAGAAGTTGACTACATCTTCTATTGCCAAGGCATTTAGTAAAGCCGTAAGTAATAAGATCCAAAATAAGGTCATTCTTAATAAGTTTATTGAATTTATTAGCTGAGGTTAAAATGTTAGCATTCGATATAGAAAGTTTGGGACATAATGAGAATTCGATTGTTTTGAGTATGGCATTTACATACTTTGAAACTGATGGAGAATATACCATTGATGATCTGAGAGCTAACACCTGCTTCGTCAAGTTCGATATCAAAGAGCAAAAAGAGAAAGGACGTACAGTTGATACAGATACAGTTGCTTGGTGGAAAAAGCAATGTGAAATCGTACAAAAGAAATCATTGTTTCCTTCAAGGAATGATGTTTCTGTATTAGAAGGATTGTCAATTGCTCGTAAATTTATCGAAGATAAGACTGGTGGTAAAGAAGAATACATTTTCGTTAGAGGAAATCTTGATAATTTTCTTATCGATAATCTCTGTACTCAATTTGGTGTTCCCCTTTTGTTTAATTTTTGGCAAGTCCTTGATTTCAGGACAGCAATCATTATGACAAAGGAAACATCTACCAAGAATGGTTATTGCCCATTTCCTGGAAGTGATGATCCAACTCTTATAAAGCATTGTCCAGAGAATGATAACATCATAGAAGTGATGCAGCTTTTGTATGGCAAATGATTTGACAAATCTATCTAAGTAGAGTAAAATGTCCCCATCAACGGAGAAAAACTATGAAAGTTTTATTTTTTGCTCTACTTTTATCTCTTAGTGGATGTACAGTATATCAGATGAAAGGTCAACCTATGGCAGTTGCTGAACCTATGGCTATGGGATATGGTGGCTATGGTTATCCTATGATGGGATTTGGTGGCTATGGGTTTGGTTATGGAGGTTGGGGTAGTGGTTTAGGAATCAACATCAATAAAACTTCAGTCAATAATTATTCACCAACAGTAACAAATGTAAATAGAGGAGCAAACGTGGCTAGACCAATGGCTGCTCCAATGATGAGAAGTCCTAGTATGGGAATGGGTTTTAGAAGGTAAAAATATGTGTAAGTTTGTAGTTTTGTACGGTAAGAACACTATTCCAGGTCTTTCTGGAACCAGTTATGAGATTTATGATTTGGTTACATTTGATCCTAAGAAGGATATCGAAAACCAAATGCGTAAGTACGTGTTTAAGGAATTTCATAAGAGGGGAAAGAACCCTTGGAAGCTACGTAAAGAAGTATTCTGTAGACGCAGACATATCTTCTTTGGTGATGGTAGAATCTTTGCTGAAAGAACAAAGATTTTCGATCATGAAAATACCAATGAGTTTTTTTGTTTTGTTCCTAAAGAGTGCTTTGAGTTTTAAGTTATGATTATTTTTATTGTTATTTTTACTTTCTATATTGGTTACTGTACTCGCGAACTTCGTGATGAGATGGGATTTATTCCTTGGAGTCTGTGGCTGTTGGTGTTTTCTGTGTTTGTGTTTATGATTCTGAGTTACATGGGTTTCTAAGTGGAGAAGTAAGATGAACGTAGCGCAACTTATTGATATTCTTGAACAATTTCCAATGGATATGGAAATCATTGTATATGACGAATATAGGACTATGTATGGTGAACCAGATATAACCGAAGTTGGTCCATTTGCGTCTGGAAAGTTGTCTGTACATTTGATGAATTGAAGAAACATATTCATATTATGAAACTATTTAATCCTTCATATAAAGTTGAAGCCGTGGAAGAAATCATAGAACAAAAAATGAGAATTGATATTGATGGTGAATTATAATGGATAAAGAAGAACTATTTGATTTTATTATATTCATTTTTGTTACATTGGGACTAACCCAATTGGTTGATATTATCATATGGCTTTTTGAACACATAAGAGTAGTATGATGACTTGGGATGAGTTTTGTGATATTCTTCAGGAACCTATTGAAGGTAAACATAATCTTAGTACAGAAATGGCTAGACTAGTAACATTCAGTTATGCCTTGTCTACTGTTGTAACTGAATTAACAAAAGAAAATGAAGAGTTGAAGAACAGATTATTTAAATTAGAAGATTATGTAGTCGAACAATTACATCATAAGGCAGAAAATGAATAAAGAAAGTATTACTATTGTCCTAAAAGGACTTCCAGATGAATACACAAAGTCTGTATTTGAATTTGTCAGTGACATTTTAGATTATTCGAGTGATAGACAATTCACTATTACTCAATCATATGATAAAAATGATACGTATAAAATCAAAGTGAGATTAAAATAATGTCAGATAAAAAATACACCGAAGAAGATATTCTAGAGTTTGCTAAGATCATTTCAAGTGCATATAACATTCCTCTCAAATACATTCTGAATCGTGTCCCAAATAATAAACCTTTTAAAATGAATGAGAATGTGTTACAATTAGCTGAAGAGGCTGGTTTCTGTTTTTGGGGCGATGAATCTTGGAGGCCGAATGGAGCAATCATCGATTGGTCAACGGATTACGATCAAACCCTAGCAGATTACACGAAACTTATCATTAAGAAGTGTCTAGAATTAATGGATGACACTAGTTACCTTGATGTTGCAGAAGGTAATATTAAGGAATATTTTGGAATTGAATAATGGAAAGAGCAACTGAACTAGAGTATCTACGTTGGTTCTATTGTAATGCTGATTTTGGACCAGCTGATAGTGACGTTCGTTACTATTTGAATAAGCGGTTTGTGGAACAGAAAGATAAACTGTTGCCCGAAGGTTACGGAGAAGAAGACGAGTGTTAAAACTTACCGAAGTTCAAAAGAAAGCAATTAAGATGACCGTAAAGGATATCTCTAAAATGGTACTTGTTTATATAGTTATTCTTATTATTACAACGAGTATTGGTTTTTTCGCATTCAATCACCCCATTTTCTTCTTTGGGTTAATTTCGGTCGGAATAGTTTTTTTAGCAATATTTAATCTATATCAAGATAATTTAAGCAAAATCTGTAATAAACAAAGAAGAAATTAGAATAATGAAAACTAAACTGATTACTGCTGAAGAAGCGAGAGAAATGCGATCAATGGATATGGTTCATTTTCTTAATAATGATATGGAAAAATATATCAAGTATATCAATAAAAAGATTAGAGAAGAAACAAAGAACGGAATGTTTGGATTTGAGTTATGGTATACTCATTATGTTTCAACTTCACCTGATCCAGTAATTTCAGAATTATCAGAACAAAAGATGATGATGCTAATCAGTCTTCTGGAAGAAAATGGTTATAGGGCATATCTGGATCGCGGTAAGAGACTTTGCGTATGGTGGAATAAGAAAGAAGAACCAAAACCATCAGAGTTTGAAGTTGTTCAACATGAACTGACGTTTAAGGAACCTTGGTATTGTTTCTGGAGAAAGTCATGAACGAAATAATTGAACAGCTTGCAGAACGTGCTGATCTTTATGCAGATGGTTATCTACAATCAAAAGGCGAATATCATCCAGATTGGCATACTGTAAGAGATAATAAGTTTGCCGAGTTGATTGTTCGGGAATGTGCTGTTATCGTAGGCTCAATGGAAGAATCACATCAAGACATTGCTATCGTAATCAAAGAACATTTTGGTATTGAATAATGAACAATGAAGAAATTAAGAAAGTATTTCAAAAGCAAGTGGAATTAAATTCTAAAGAAGGAATTGATAATCCAATGCTATTTTACGTTATTAAGGATGATCGAATGGATGTAAAGCGGGTCATGTTTAATGAATTAGAAACCCTCATTCCTTCGTTGAATGGATTTGAGATAGAAGAAGGCAAAGAACATATGATTACACCTATATTCAAAAGAATTGGTATTAAATAATGACTACATACGTACTAATCTTATACCTAACGACTGGATGGGGTAATGCTTCAAACGGTGGCCCAACGGTGATCGATGGATTTACTACTTTAGAAAAGTGTGAGTTCGCAAACAAAATCATAAAGACAAAGGTACAAAAGTACGATTGGGGACAATGTATTAAGGTGGAAAAATAATGTACAATGAAGTTTTGAGTCTTAGAATTCAAAAGATTATGGATCGTATGTATGATCCTGATGGAGAATTATTTGAAGAAATCTGGGAAGAGCTTCAACCATATAATACATTTTCTGAAGTAGAACTGGATCTTTTTGTTGAATTGATTGTTAGAGAATGTATTAAATTAGTAGAACCAATTGATGAACATAGAGAAGCATCTCAATGTTATTTGGGTGGATCGGAAGGTGTTCAATTACTTGATGCTACAGTAGATGATATTAAGAAACATTTTGGTATTGAATAATGAACGAAAGAAATAATGGTGTTGAATAATGAACGATTTACTAATTATTCTTGGAAGTGTTCTAATTTCTGGTATACTCATAAGTTTTATTCACTTTACAATGAGAAAATGAATAATGACTAATATATTTGATGTTGAAGAATTTTTAGTATCAAAAGGGGTTGACAAGACATACATTGATATTGCCAGCGAAGATACGTTGTACGTTGATGATGATGTACCTTTGGGTACTTTTGGTAGAACTATAGAATATTTCAATCGTAATATAACAATAACCTGTGTTACTGGATTAGAATATAGATGGAAAGTTAGTGTGGAGGATTGAAATGGAAAATGAAATTAGTGATTTTTGGTCAAAATTAAAAAGTGATTTTTATTTAACTGATGATGGATTTTATTTTGATAATGGACATTATTGGTTGAAATATAATGATGGGTGGTATATACATGAACCCCCCGACCCATCAAAATTAATCGGTGAATTACAACCAATACCTAAAGAGTGGATAATAGATATAGGAATTGGATTGCGGTCCCCCTCAAAATATATGATTCGGGTGTGTACTAGTTTGAGGTAAATTGTGGATATTTTTTGTTGTTTTAGGTTGAATAATGAATGAAAGAATCAAGGAACTAGCATTGATATGTAAATTTGATGTTGATCAAATTCTTGCAGAAGTTTTATGTCCACAAGACGAAGACTTGGATGAAATCCATGAAAAATGGAACCAACTACCTAAAGAAACAAGGTCTTTTATACATTCTTTATTGGAAGAAAGACAAGAAAAGTTTGCTGAATTGATTATTAAACGATGTTGTGATATAATTGAAACGTATCCTATTCCAGATTATAGCAACAGGCCACCACCCAGAGTAAGGATTCTTAATGAGTTTGAAATGTATGATTTTTTGGTAAAAAATGATTAATAAATGAATTGGGATTGAATAATGAAACTTAAAATGTATTTCTTAGTGCTAGGTGATGAAGTTTTCGCTGGGCCATATTTCACGGTTGAGCAAGCAGTAACTGCAAAGTCAAATTTTTATGCTCCCCTTAGAGGTTTATTGAAAGTGATGAGAATGGATGGAGTATTCAATCTCGTTGAGGTGTAACAATGAATAGAAAAGATGTATTAGAAATGTTAGGGAAATACTTTGTACACACCCCTCTAACACATTACCTAACTTTCGCTGTCATCATGCCATCATTTGATGATGTTAAAGTTATACGAAAAGAATTCCAAGATTTAATAGATACTATCCCTCCTTGGTTAGGAGTCCATGAATCAGTAACTCATAGTAACATTAGAGAATTTAAATGGAACTATGGTAAAATCTTGTTTATTAATAAAGAACTATTTTTGAGAGGCTATTCACTAACTCGTATATACAGAAGTAGTAGAGTCCCTAATAAAGATGAACAAAATGAATATTTACTTCCTTGTCTAAGTGGATGTAAACGTGAGTTGTTAGTTGATTTTGATGATGAACAGTGATACAATTAAACCTTTCTACCCTCATTATAGTAGATCACCCAACAAAGTCATAGAATACTTTGAAGAGGAGTTCGATGATGGTGTTGGTCATGTTGCAACACTAAGAAAAGTAAAGTATTTTGATTCAAAGAAAAAGAAAGAAGTTATAACTGTTGCACAAGTGATATGGAAGTGATATAATGAATTTAAAAGAAGTATGGAATATACAATATCCATCGGAAGATTATATACCACAAACATTCTTATTGTGGTATATAGCAAAAAAAGAAGATAAATTATCAATAATGAAATGGGCCGTACTCAGAGAAAACGCTGATGAAACTATTAACGAAATAGAATCATTTCATGAGTTTAATAGATGGTGTACTGAACATGATCTTAAAGAAGCAATGAAAGCTTTGGCGCGTTGGAGTTATAATAGTAGATGGGGTCGGGGAATGATATGAAAAAGTTCAAATACTATAAAGAAGGTTTCGTTTATGGGAACAGTAAAGAAGAAGTAAGAGGCATTCTTCTTGGTGATGAAGATGGATCATTAGATATCTATGAAGAATTTGAAGGGCTGGAAAGATGGGATTATAATATTCCAAATGATAAACAGAAATATGTAAAGATTACTTCTATTACCGTTCCTACAGAATATGATAAGGAACAGCTATTGATGGCTTTTGAGTATATTCATAACCTTAGAGATATTGATACGGATTATCATGCCGTAAATACTTTTTGTCATTTCTATGCATATCCAGAAAAAATTATTGTTGAGGGTGAATAATGGCTAAACATAAAAATTATGAAGTTATCATGGCATATTCTAATGGTGAAAATATCCAAAATAGAAATTCCTATGATAGTAAATGGATAGATTACAAACTTGATTATTTTCCAGATTTTAATAGTGATTTTTATGATTGGCGGGTAAGGCCAAACTATGATGAAATTGTTGATAGAGTTCTAAGAAGTTTGGATTTTGATACTATTAATACAGTAGTTCGCGCTCTGGACATTAAATGGTATAATGAAGATTGGGGAACTTTTACTCCATCTGTAATTGATCTTTTGAATGAAGCAAGAAATTTGTGTATTAAGCAATTAGAATCTCAATCTGATGGAATTTCTTATGGTAGGCTTTTTTCAGCAAGTGTACAGAATGATATTCTTAGTATTACTTTTGTTACTCCCTTTAAATACAATTCATCAATAAAAATTAAGCAATGAATACATTTTTCAGACACATAGGTTGGATCATTCAATATGGCGAATGGTCATATGGATGGGAAGATTACAAGAATAAACCAAGGTTTGGCTTTCATTATGTTTATTATGATGGTCATGCTTTGAGTTTTCATTTCTTTAAATTTTGGCTAATGGTTGAATACTGATGATTGCAGAAGCATTTAGTGAAAAAAGCGAAAAGTTAACTGAAGATTTTTCTATGATTAATTTTCATTGGGTTGAAAGTGAAAAATCAACATCCAAATTCTATTTTGTGAATATGGATACTGGTAAGATTTACGGTCATGTTATTCAAGAATATGATGTTTGGAATGCTAATTTCAATTTCACAAATTTAGGTAGATACATTAGCAGAAAGGATGCTCAACTTGCCGTGGTGGAAGCCTCTGTTAAAAAATAAATAATAGTAGAATCACATAAAGGGAGGATTCTGCATGTTTATTTCAATCGAAATCATTTATTTTATTGTAACTTTGATTTGTGGCGTTTTATATGGAATGTATTGCTATAAATCTGGTCTAAGAGCTGGTGCTGAAAATACCTTAGACTTTTTAGAAGAGATCAATTATATTAGAATAGATGATGAAGGTGAAGTACGCAGAGTTAAAGATAGAGAGTTTAAGAAATAATAGGTAGATTATGTTTGTTTATATTGGTCCCTATAGATCATTCATTGGTCCGTATCAGATTGCTGACTTTCTTGAGAACTTTTGTGTTCTTGAGCGTGATCGTGACGCTATTGGGAATTGGTTGAGCAAAACTTGGGTTAACACTTTTTCTCAATGGATTGATCGTACTTTTGGTCGTACTATTCTAATTAAAGCCCATAGATATGATTCTTGGAGTGCTGATACAACCATTGCGATGATGGCTCTTCCAGTTCTTAAACAATTGAGAGAAACTAAACAGGGATCTGGATTTGTTGAGGATGAAGATGTTCCTGAAGAGCTGAGATCAACTAATGCTCCTCCCAAGGAACATGATTATGATACTGATGAAAACTTTCACAAAAGATATGAATGGGTACTTAATGAAGTAATCTGGGCATTTGAACAGATTGTAAAGGACAATGACGATCAATTCTGGATAGAACATCCAGAAATTGATTTTGATGCCGAAGGTAATCATTTAGTTTGGAAGAAAGAAGGAAAGTGTGATTGGGAAGGAAGAAAGGCGTACTATGAAAGAATTGATAATGGTACTAGACTTTTTGGCCTGTATATGAGGACGTTTTGGAACTGATATGACTTTATTATCGCATTTTACTAGAGAGTTAAAACTAGCAGGATTATATGATACAACACAAAAGGATATTCATGTAATTACTGAATTGGCAAAATTGATAGATTCTCAGGATTTAACTGAGTATGACCTTCTTAAAGTGAGATTGATTCTTGAAAAACTACTTAAGAAAGAACCATTAACTCCATTAACAGGTGATGAAGATGAATGGATTTCCGATGACGAAACGTGGGATGTAAATCTTCGTTGTCCAAGAGTTTTCAGAGAAAAGTCTACTGGAAATTGTTATAACATTCATGGAAAAATGTTTATTTCGATAGACGATCAAGGAAGGCAGAATGTTACAAGTAACGTAGATTCTCATGTATTAGTCACTTTTCCTTATACGCCAATCACTGAGTATATAAATACTTAAATTTGAGTGTATAATGGCTACAAATTTGTATGGTGCATTTGTTTGGTGGACTGGATCTGTTGTTAATAGGGTTGATCCACTTGGATTAGGAAGATTGCAGATTCGTATTTTCGGGTATTTTGATGACATACCAGATGAGGATTTACCATGGAGTATGGTAATGTATCCTATCAATGGTTCAATGTCATTCTCTGCACCAAAACAAGGAACTTGGGTTATTGGATTTTTTGCTGACAGAGAAAACGCCCAATTCCCCATTGCGCTTGGAGTTATTCCGGGTCTTGTTGACAATTCCGACTACGCAAAATACCTAAAGAGTGGTAAGTAATGGCTAATACCACTAACATAACTATCAATACAGAAACCATTAATGCTGCCATATCTGGCGATTTTACTGGCATAATCAATACAAATTCCATAGTTACTCCTAGTCAATATTGGGTCAATCTAGCAAATGTTGCAGTTGCTGGTGTTGATATCATAGAAAGAACTCCTCCCGCTGATCCTTATTCTGGACCATTTGATTTTGCTGGATTTGGTTTTGGACTACCTTCAACACCAAGAACTGCGAGAGGTGTTGTCGAAGGGACAGTTATTGCGCAGACAAATTTAAGTTTAAGTCATGGTTGTATGATTTTTGCTGATTTTGGTGCATTACTTGGAGGAGGATTAACAGCTGAAATTCAGGCATTATTAAGACTTCCACCTGCAAGAATTCAAATGTCAGCGCAGTTAAGACTACAATTTTCTGCGATAATACAAGAATTAAGAACAGCAATTGATGCAATATTAGAAGCCGTAGGAATTGATCCTACTGGAATCATTTCTTATGCGTTTTCTCAGGCAAAAGCAATATTAAGAATGGTTAATTATTGGCTAAAAGATATTAAGCAATTAATATCTGACGTACAGTCAATAATCATGTTCGTTAATCAATTATTTGGTATTATTCAATATCTTTTGAGTCTTCCCGCTCAACTACTGGCTATTGTTCAAGGTTGTATTTCTGGTTTCTTGGGATCTGTTATGTCAATAACTAAATCCTTTGAAAATATTCCAGCAACAATGACAAATCAGGTCAATGGGGCTTTTAATGGAATTACTAATTTTGCAAGTACGTCATTAACGACCATCACTAATAAAGCGAATACTTACAAGCAAAAAAACCCACAATATCAAAATATTAGTGCTGGAACAATAACCACGCAACAAATTCAAACTTTGATTGCTAATGTTGCTACAACAGATGCTAATGTATATTCTGGTGCAGCTAATACTACGTCAAGTAATACTGTAGTACAACAATCACAGAATCCAATCCCTTATGTTACTAACCAGTTATTTAAATCTACTAGAAAATATACTATTGTAGCTGGAACTATAAGTTATGATACCATTTATGCTAATACCATTTATGCTAATACCATTACCTGTAATAATATTTTAGTTAATCAAAACGCTACTATAGACATTGCTTCATTTAATGTTTTATATGCCAACACATTAACATCTATATCTACAGCTTCTGTTCCTACTGTTAGTGGAGCCGGTGTTAGTAAACCAGTTGCATATCCTAGTTCTTTAGGAAATAATATAGCATATGGAACAATTTATGCGGACATAATTACTGCTAATAATATTGTTTGTGATAATCTGACTTGTAATAATAGTATTGGTGTATTTAATAGTGCCAATGTCAGATCTGTTTCTTCTGTAAGTTTAACCGCAAATACGACAATTATAATTCCATGACAATAGCAAAGCCAGCGTGGTATAATGGTTTTATTCAACCTGAAAGTCCCGCAACTACTTCTGCAAATTCTGCTCCAATATATCCTTATAATAATGTTTTGATTCATGATGAATCTGGTAATATAATTGAAACAGATTCAACGCCAGATAGAGAAAGAATTAGAATTTCTCATAGGACTGGTACATTTATTGAAATGATGCCAAATTCTGATGAAGTTCATAAAGTTTATGGTAACAATTACGTTATAACAATAAAAGATAACAATGTGTTAGTTCAGGGTAATTGTAATATAACAATTGAAAGTGACTGTAATATTGAAATTTTTGGTGATAAAACTGAATTGATTCATGGAAATTATGAACTTCATGTTAAAGGCTCATTAAGTCAAACTGTTGACGGAATCGGAAGCATCTTATCACAACAAGATATGGTTATTGGTGGTGGTGGGTTAGCAGATGGTTCAATTAGAATGAAAACTGGGGATCATCTTTATCTTGAAGGAGATTTGACTATTGGTGGAGAATTTACTGCCAAAAAGATTACATCAGAAACCAGAATTGATGCCGGTTATGGAGTAAGTGCTGGGACTGGTGGGTTTACAACAATGTCTGGTGGATTGTTTATTGGAGTTCCAGGATTTGGAATTCCAGATCCTACTGGAGAAATGAGAGATATTCCAAACCCAATAGGGAATATGATTGTCTGTAATGGTCCTATTACAGCTATAGGGGAATTGGGAATTGTATCAGCAGATATGGCTGTGGTTTCCGTTTTAGGATTGTTGGCTGTTAATGATTTGATTTATAATGTCCATTTCCATCCTTGTTTAGTTGGTCCAACAGGTCCACCAGTCATACAGATGCCATAAGTCTTGACTTCTCCACTAAAATAGATTAAACTATGTCTATATTAAGTGGAGAAATCGATGAAACCCTCAATCTATCAAGAAGCAATCTTTGATTTTGTAAAGAACGGAAGCGGTTCAGCAGTTGTAGAAGCGGTTGCAGGATCTGGCAAAACGACTACGGTTCTTGCTTCGTTGAAGTTGATTCCTAAAAATCAATCCGTTCTTCTTTTGGCTTTTAACAAGTCAATTGCGGATGAACTCAAGAAAAAAGCACCAGAACACGTTGATGTAAAAACCTTTAACGGATATGGTCATCGTATTCTTTGTCAGCAATTTGGCAAAATCAATCTTGAAGCTAACAAAATGCGTAAAATTGTTAGAGAAGTCATGGATGGATATGATTACGGCGAATTTGGCGAACACGTTCTTGCTCTTGTAAATTATGCCAAAAGAATGGGTATTTTGCCTGATGGAATTCGTGGAATGTCATTGCTTCCAGATACTGACGAAACTTGGAACAATCTGATCGATAGATTTGGAATTGCCATTAGAAGTTCAGATAGACACATGGCAATCAATTATGCCAAACAGTGTATTGTTAAATCATTGAACATGGTGACAACACAGAACATCGTAGACTTTGATGATCAGATTTATATTCCAATTGTGAAATCTTTTACTGGAGATACTTACGATTGGGTATTTGTTGATGAAGCTCAGGATATGTCTTTGATTAGGTCTGCAATGGTTAAAATGGCGGTAAAACCTAATGGTAGAGTCATTGCTGTTGGAGACATTTCTCAGGCTATCTATGGCTTCACTGGAGCAGATTCAGAATCTCTTAATAACTTTAAGAAAGATTTCAATGCGATTTCACTTCCTCTTTCGATCAGCTATCGTTGTGCAAAGAAAGTAGTTGCTGAAGCAAAAAGAATTGTTCCTCATATTGAAGCATTTGAATCTGCTCCTGATGGTGAAATCAAAAGGTTTGAAGATAAATTCAGCTTGACTGATTTCAAAGGTGGTGATATGATTCTTTGTAGAAGAAATGCTCCTGTAGTATCATTGGCCTTTAAGTTGATTAAAGCTGGAATTCCTGCCAAAATCCTTGGTCGAGACATTAGTACAGGTCTAATTAAATTGATCGAAAGTCTAAAACCAAAGGGAATTCATGGGTCACATGGTCTAGTCGAAAAACTGAGTGCATGGAGACTCAAGGAAGTTAATAAATGGAATAATGAAGATCGTCCAGATATGGTTGAAATGATTAATGATAAGAATGGTTGCATACTTGCCATAATCAATAAATCAACAGTTAACACTGTTCCTGATTTGATTCGTGATATCGAATCTTTGTTCAGTGATGATGTTAATAATACTCGTTCTGTTATTCTTTGTTCCATTCATAAGGCAAAGGGACTTGAGGCTGAAACTGTATATTTTCTTGATCGGGATTTGATTCCATCAAAATTTGCAAGACAGAGTTGGGAATTTGAACAAGAAAATAATCTGATTTATGTTGGTGTAACAAGGGCAAAGCATAATCTGAATTACATTTATTCAGATAGAATTATTTAATTTAGGATGGCAAAATGAAACACTTTGATTATTATGAAGAACTGGCTTGGAAAAGTTTTGGTCTTGATCGTAGTTTTGGAAAGAAATGTCCTCCGATTGTAACTGGATATTATGCGTACAAAAATGGCGAATGTAGAAAGTATACAGATAAAGCATCTGCACTGAAGTTCACATATAATATTGAAGAATACCCTGCAAATAAAAAAGAACTTGATGCTTGGCATCAGACAATTCGTGATGTAGAATTAAGGGCCTTTGATCTTTGGATCGAGGATTTACATAATGAATACTGTATTTCTGATGAAGTTTTCAATATTTGCTACAGAAAAGCGTATGAAGATGGCCACGCATACGGATATGATGAAGTCCGTTGTAAGATGGATTCGTATGTAGATTTTGCTGTGGATATCATGGCTCTGAATGAAGAAATGTTTAGCAAAATGAATAGAGAATGACAAAATGACTATAATTCAACTAAAAAACTTCCTCAATAGATTTTCTGATGACAAAATCTGTCTTTATGGTTTCTCATCACCCCATTCTTACCGTGGTTATTACGATCAAGCAGCTGTAGTACCAACACAAAATGTAACAATTGCCGAAATGAAGTCTACTCTGGATAAACTTCTGACTGATACTTTTGAAGGTTGGAAAGGTGGTGAATACAAGTATGATGAAGATACCGAAATTCATTTTTCACATATTGGTAGTTCTGAAGATCTGGGCGAAGAAATGATTGCAATCATTTTGTCTGTGGCTGGATTTACTTTTGATCTGCCAATTCTGAACTCTGATAGCTGAACACTCAACACCCCCAACCCATTCTGATATCTGCTCCGCATCTATCACTTGCTTTTTGCCCCAATCTCTCTTATACTACCCTCTCACTTCACAACGTATCCACACGAGAGAAACCAAATGACTGCATCCGCTAACGCTCCCGCATCCATCCTTACCACCACTTCAAACCCACAACTGCAAACTTTCCTCAATGCTGCACACCAAACTTTTCCTGATCTGTCAACCACCATCTCCAACAAACAGATCAAACAGATCATGCAGC